GGTAAAGCGAATGACCCAGTACACCTTGCCCTGCTCCAACTGGCTGGCCGTGTTGCGATCGGGATCGGCGTAGACCTCGAAGTTGATGATCGCGCCCTGGTTCTTCAGGTCGCGCATGAACGCCTGCAGGCCCTCGGTCACGTCTTTCACATACGTGGCGGTGATCGAGCGGTCGACCGCCCATTTATGCCCGTAGAGGATCGCGTCCATCACGATATCCATGGTCCGGACGCGCGTAACAAACGCCCATTTCGGATCACTCGACAGCGTTCGGTTGCTCCATAGGCGGTAACCGTCATCACGAATGATCGTGGCGATGTTCGCGTTGTTCAGCAGGTTCGCCCGGCACGTTTCATCACCGTCGAGGAACTCGATCGGGCGGGTCGTGCCAGTGATGCCGGTGAACTCCTTGTTCGACGGCGATGCCCAGAAGCCATACTCGTTATCCGTCCATGCAAACAACCCGGCCACCCAGGCCGAGGCCGGGGCATCCACCGTGGCGCTGGCCGTGGTGTCCCAGTACTGAACACCGGGGTCCACCAGAAAGGCACGCTTGGCGCCAAAGTTCTTGGCGTAGGCCTGCACTGCCTCGTCGGTAGTGTTCGGCCCATCAAGGATCGCCAGGCCACGCAGCTTGTCTGCCAGCCCAATGAGGGCAGTACCAACCGCCAGGGTCGAGCTGTGCTTTGGGGTGACCAGCAGCCGCGGCTGAGCGTTGAAGCGGCTTTTGCCATCGAGCAGCGCCTGCAGGCCTGTCCGCTTGCCGTCAGCCAGAACGCCGCCAATGATCGCCGAGGTCTGCTGGGCAGCATCGGCGACCTTCGCCACGCCGCAAGCAACGATGACCGCTTTCGCACGCTGGTAGATTGCCTGGCAGGCCTTCGTGATCGCCGCATCGGGGCCCCAGGCCGCGATCGCCTCGCTCTCGCGGGTGATCAGCACCAGGTCATTCGGCTGCGCGGTGTACTCCGGCGCCGGGGTGAAGGTATCGACAAGACCGATGATCGAGGACGACGGCAGCGAGACAGTGCGGCTGCCGGTGTCGACGTTCGTGACCGTAACGCCGTGAAAGAAACTCATAAGCGACTCCATAAATGAAAAGCCCCGCATGAGCGGGGCTGTGGTTGGAACGGGCGCCATAGCGCGGAAAAGAAAACGCCCCGTCAGACGGGGCGTTTATTGGTTGAACGTGGAGAACCAGGCCGGGGACAACGGCCGATGTTCAGACAGAGGGAAGTCACCGGACTCAGGCCATCCCCGAAGGGCACGACGGTATGCCTGAAGCTCCGTGTATTGCTCTGGCGTGAGCGTCGTTGCTGAGCCATCCTCAAGCTCGTCGCGATGCCTCGTCACGACACCATCGGTTTCAGACAAGCGCTGATCTCGCCAGATGCGTTCCATAGCTGCGAGATCCTCGACACTGGGCGGCAGCGGATCAGCCAGCAGAGGGAAGCCGTCACGACCCCAGGTAATGACCTTCCCTTCTGACTGCCCCGCCAACAGCTCCTGGTGATCCTCAGGAGAGATCTCGACCGCGTCTGCTGGTATTTCACTGTTGATCGTCGGGTCGTAAAAGCCACGAGTGGTTTTTGAAGCGAACATTGATCTCTCCCTAACTCCCGATCGCTAGCCAGCTGAATACAGCGGCTACCGTGGACTTGTTTCTGAGGATGAATTGCGATGTGCTGACAGGACTCCAGGCGGCAGCAACGGGCGTGCTGTTGCTGGTCGAGTCCTCGACGGTGGCAACCACCCGATGAAGCGCAGCAGGCATTGCAATCGGTAGAGTGATCGTGACCTGCGAACCCGCCGGAATGGACCCGGAGCCACCCCACTGCTCAACCTTTCCACTGGGGTGTCGCTGATAACCGTTGGCGGCCAGTCGCGAGGCGAAGGTGCCTGCATATCCGAGCTGCGCAGATCCCGAGACAGCATCCCAGCCACCGCCGTTGCATTCGAGCGTCAATGTATCGCCGTGCAGCAAAGAGATCGTGGTGAGTGCCAGGTTTGAACCATTGGTTACGATGGTGTCCGTACCGACGCGGTTAATGGTTGTGATGCTCTCAGGAAGCTCACTGAAGAACTCGATTCTTGCGCCGACCTGAAAGTCTGCAGCAGCCGGCAAGGTGAAGACTACCGGGGTGGTCCCGAATGCGATCACTGTTGCACCTGCGTGAACGGAGGTCAGGGCTTTGTTTGCGCTGAAAGCGTACCGCCCGGATGCCTGCAGCCCGAACCGTTTGAGAGCCTCCATCGTGACCAGCCGCTTGCTGGCATCGAACTGCGGCGGCGTGGGTGCCGTCGGGCTATCGATAAACACTGGCGAAGACAGAGGCGCAAACCCCTTTGTCACGTCCTGAAATGTCAGGTCCGTGGTTCCGAGGACAATGACCCCATCCGTTACCAGCTGCCAGCGTGTATCGGCCAGTGTCGCACCCTGCTCCACCGATACGATCATGGCCGATGTCACCTCGGGGCTGGCATCCGCGTCAGCAGTGCGCGGCCAGGCCCCGGCCGCTGCAACGTACAAGCCGTTTTCCTTGGGCTTGGTCTGGTTCTTCACCAGCACACGGTCGCCCTCAACCAGGGCAATCCCATCGACCGACTGCAACCCAGCCAGCACGATGTTGGCGGTGGTCGCGCCCCTTACCGACTGTTTGCTGTCGAGCTTGTAGATCTCCTCCAGCACCTTGGCGTCAACGTAGGCGCGGGTTGCGAGCACGACGCTAGGGTCGATCTTGAGTTCTACGTTGCCCGTGTTGCTGACAATGAGGTTCATGCGCACGATCTGCGTACGCCCCGAGCCCTGGGACAGCAGCGGCTTGAAGCTCGGCGCGCAGTTCGCAACGGCCACCAGGTCACCCGCAGCGTCATACAGGCCGACCTCGCGAATCCACCAGCCGCCGACGCTTTCAGGAATGACCTGTTCGGCGATGATGATGCTGGAGTTGTTCGGGTCGACCCTCAGCTGATTCAGTGGCGCCCGTCGCCGCTCATTGATCAGCCGGGTCTGCTGCTCGCTAGGTATCGGCTCGGTGCCATTGGCGTCCCCCACCCCGAGCTGAGTGAATGTCCAGGGAACGCCCAGCGCGTCGGCGTTGGCCTGCTTGGCCTTACCGACCGCGGTCAGGATCGCGAAAAATTGACTGTTCTGGTCTGTCATGGGTAGATGTCCATGGTGTCGATGTTGTGTTCACGGCCACCCAGGCTGATAAAGCCGCTGACCTCAATGTCACGCGGTGTCGGGGGATAAACGTCGATTTCATCGCCGTCGTACTGGGCAACGCTAATGTTCATGGCGCCTTTGGTTTCAAGGCTGATGCTCAGGCCCGACATGTGCCGGCTGACAGGTTTCGCGTCATCGATCAACGCGGTCAGCTCGGTGTACATCTCTTCGGTGATGCCAGTTTCGAGTACACCGACCTCCAACGCGAAGGTGGCCGGCACACCCATCGGCACCGTCTGCCACCACTCGGTGACCTTGAGCAGGAAACCCAGCGGCTCGACCACACGGCGAATCGCGCCGATCGTGCCCTTGCGCGAGTGCACGAAGAAGGCAGATCGACACACCGCTCGCTTGGTCGCCTCGGGCCAAGCGTCGTCCCACCGATCAACCGACCAGGCCCACGCCAACTGGTGCAGCAGGTGCGCCGGACAGGTGTCAGGGTTGTACAGAGTGCGAAGGGGCACCTCGACGACCTCACAGGCGGCGGCCTCGATCGCACGCTCAAGCTGCGTGCTGTTGTTCGGGAGGAGACTGTCCATCAGGTTTCCCCCATAACGACGCTGAAGCCGGTGCAATAGGCCGCCTGGGACTTGGTGGGTGTGATGTCCACCCAGTTCGGCAGCTCGACCTTACGGACACCACCGATGTGCAGCTGGGCATCCACCGCCGATCTCGCGATTTCGACACCCAGCCGCCGCCGAGGGTTGATCCACGCCGCCAGGCGCCGCCGGCACTCGGCCAGGATCGCCTCGTTTTCGGACCCGGAACTCGCCATGTGCACAACGGCATCGACCCTATACCGCAAGATCTCGGCGGCCTGTACCAGCACCCGATCACCCAGCGGCCGCACATCCTCGTCGTTCAACGCCAAGCGCACGGTCTCAAGCAACTCAGGCCCGGCAACCCCTTCGCCGTCCAGGGCGAGTACCGTGACAACAACCGTCGCCGGTGACGGGCTTTGCGCCTCGGCGTCGGCCACCTGCCCGGAAGCATTGCGTGAATGCAGGATATAGCTGCTGCGGGGCCCGGCCGTGGTCAGTCCCTCGTAGACGAGCTGGATACGCTCGCGCAGGGCGTCATCCTCCTCCAGCACCTCCAGAACTGGCGGCACGGCACTCAGATCCTCGGCTTGCACGACCAGGCGCCGCAAGCGAACGTTGGCAGCCAACTGATCGAGGTCACTACGCTGTGCGTAGGCCAGCAACAACGACTTCGCCGCGTCGTTGACCCGAGCCCGGTTGCCGACCTTGCGATAGGCTCCGACCTCAAGCAGCTTGAGGACCGGATCGCTTTCCACCTGTGCGTTCCAGTTCTTGCCCATGTACAACCTGAAGACAGCCAGGTCAGCCTGATACATGTCTTCCACGTCCAGGCTTTCAAGCACCTGCGGTGCTGGAAGCGTCGACAAATCAACAATGCTCACGCGGCCACCTCCATTATCAGGCTATCGCCCAAGTACTTACCGACCAGTTCAATCGAGATCCGACCATCCATCACCGCCAGCACTCGAACGCGCTCAAGCTTGAAGCGAGGCTCCCAGCGCGCCAGTGCCCGGGCAACTTCAGCCTGTACGGCGCTCTTCCAGCCCTCATTGACCGGCAGGTCGACGAAGCGGCGAAGGTCGCAACCGTACTCCGGGCGCAGCCGTCGGCTGCCGATCGGTGTCGACACGATGTCAGCGATCGATTGGTGCAAGTGATCACGATCGGAAAGGGGCAAGCCGGTATGGCGATCCATTCCGATCATCGCTGCTACTCCAGGGGCTCAAGGTCAGGGTGGGCCTTCAAGAAGGCGTGTTGGTCGTCATCGACCGCGAAAACGCGGCCCTGGGCGACCGGCAAGGTGCGGCCGTCCGGCATGACAAGGGTGCGTGAGGTGTACAGCTTGTCGCGAAAGCCGCGCGGGCCAGCAGTACTGGTTGCATCGATCGCGCTGGTGGACAGGACCTCGCCGGCATCGGGTTGCACGGTGACTGGACTCGATTTGCTCATGAGATGCTCCAGAAACGAAAAAACCCGCATGCGGCGGGCTGGTTGATAGGTAAGGGTCAGTGCTTGTGGTTAGGACTGTTGCCGGTCGTATCCATGATCGAGCCAGCGCTGGTGATGTTGCCGGTGGTGTCGAGCGTGCCGTCGATCGTGACAGCGCCCACCAGTTTGATCAGGCTGGACTGCACGCTGATCTGGGCAGGTGTGACCTCAACCTGCGAGCCACCAACCTTGACCGTGACCGTCCCGGCCGGCAACTCGATGGTGTAGCTGTTGGCCTGCCAGTCGTACACCAGCGAGCCACCGTCATCAAATCGCCAGACCTCGACGTGGTCGCGGTTGTCCGCCTGCGGACCCGCCTTGCCGTATAGGCCCGGCACAAAGGTCCCTTGGGCCGGATCCCCGCTCGGACTGAACAGGATGCCCTCCTCATTCAGGCTTGGCGCCCGCCAGTGCCGGGCCTTGCCCGCCGCCTGCGAATGCCATTTCACCCAGGCGCTGGCCCAGCCGTCGCCATCGGAAACCCGCACCTTGCCCGCGTCCAGATCAACTGCAACAACAAAGCAAGGCAGCACCAGGTCGGCAATCATCCGGTCGTGCTGCGCAGAGACGTAGCTCATACAGGATCCTCAAGGTCGACCGGCGTACCGTCAGGGCCTGGCACCATCGGTTTGCCACCAGGCTCGATCGGCCATGGCCACTCCTCTTGGCCGAGGTAGACGATCTGAGTCCACTCCACCATCCAGACGGCGTAACTATCCAGCTCAGGACGGGACCAGTCCTGCGCGGCCCGAACAAACTTCGCCGGCTCGACGGCCAAGCCCCATGTCTGCATACGCAACAGAATCGTGAGCTGCGCAGCAGCGAATGCAGCCATGCGCAACGCATGCTCCTCCTCGCCGGCGACAATCACCCTGGCCTCGAAGCGAACATCCAGGCCCACCTCGCCGGTACCGGGATCATGACCCGGCTCCCACTCGGTCAGCTCGATGACAACACCCGGCAGAGGCACTCGATCGAGTTTGTCCGGCATAGTCCCCACATAGGCCAGCGCCGGTATAGCCTCGGCGATATGCGCTTCCATGGCCGCGTACAGATGGTCCAGTGGTATCGGATCATCGTCCATTACCAATCCTCCCCAAGAATTTCTGCAGTTCGTAGTTCAGCTCTTGCCTCATCACCTCCAGCAGCCGCTGGTGGGCCCGATTGGTCCAGGACTCGAAATGCCGCCGGACGTCATCGAGCGAGATCATCGCCTTGGCCAGAGGGAAGCGACCGCCGTTCTCGGCGATCCAACCCGAACTGGCGCCACC